ATGGGTCAACCGTCACATCTGCGACCTTAGCCGGGATGACAATCACTAGCGGCCGAACCAATATCTATGAACAGCCTCAAGCTGGCTATTGCAATCTTAGTCTTTTAGAGACTAACGAATCTAACGTCAATTTTGAGATTAACGATGCCGTCACAGTTGAAGTAAAGAAAACCAACGGAACTTACGTCTATTTATTCGGCGGCTTTATTACCGACCTCAGCGTCGAAGTAGCCAACTCCGGATCAACAGCCCTAAGCCAGCGAATCAACATAGTAGCCGTTGGAGCTCTTGCCCGATTAGCTCGAGCCATATTTAATGGCAATCTATCAAGCGACCAAGATGGCGACCAAATTTACACAGTTCTATCCGGGGTTCTATTCGACACTTGGAATGAAGTCGCAAGCGCTTTGACTTGGAATACTTATGACCCAACCGTCACTTGGGCTAATGCTCAAAATAGTGGTTTAGGCGAAATCGACCGTCCCGGAGACTATGATTTAGATTCTCAAAATAGTTTATTAGATAATGTTTACTCGATAGTAACAAAACTGGCAACTTCAGGGCTTGGCATACTTAGAGAAGATTCTCAAGGCCGAATTGCTTATGATGATTCAACTCACCGAGGCGAATACCTAGCGGCCAACGGATATGTTGACTTAGACGGCAATCACGCAACTGGCCCGGGTCTCAACGTCATTAAGCGCGCTGGGGATGTCCGTAACTCAATCACCATTAGTTATACGAGCTCAGGCAATTCCTCAGTTACCGATTCAGATGCCGCGTCTATTGCCGATTACGGCCAGTTAGCGGCTACGGTAGCAACAACCTTAAAGAATCAATCAGACGCAAACGCTCAAGCCGCCTTTTATCTTGAAATCAGAGCCTATCCCCAATACGAACTTAGTCGGATAACTTTTGAGATAGGTAGCCCGGAGATTGACAATACAGACCGAGACACCTTGCTTGAAGTCTTTATGGGTCTACCGCTTAATATTACAAACCTTCCGTCAAATATGGTGGGAGGCGAATTCCAAGGATTTGTCGAAGGTTGGACTTGGAGGGCTGGCTATAACCGCCTAACCCTGGAACTTAATGTCTCACCGATCGCTTATTCTCTCCAAGCCTTCCGTTGGAATAACGTTCCAATCACCGAGACTTGGCAGACAATAGACCAGACTATGACTTGGCTAGACGCTACAATAGTGAGCTAAAGGAGAAAAATGGCTAGCACTGCGAACTATGGGTGGACCACGCCCGATGACACGAGTCTTGTGAAAGATGGCGCGTCTGCCATTCGTTCACTTGGATCAGCAATCGACACAACTGTATTTAATAACGCTGGCGCTGCAATAGCCAAAACCATTGTTGATGCCAAGGGCGATTTAATAGTTGCAACCGCCGCAGATACGGTCAGCCGACAAGCTATTGGAACTGACGGAAATGTTTTATTAGCTGATAGCGGCCAGTCAACTGGAGTTCGTTGGGGTGCTGGGATACCAATTACGTTAAATGCTCAAACTGCTAGTTACACAACCGTTTTAACGGATGCTTACAAACTTGTAACAATGTCAGTATCGACCGCAAATGACTTTTTAATTCCGACCAATGCTTCAGTTGCTTATCCGGTAGGAACGGTTATTAACGTTATACAAATTGGAACTGGTCAAACAACGATTAAAGCAGTGACTTCAGGAACTACAACAATCGCTTCAACTGGCGCTACATCTACAACTCCAAAATTACGCGCTCAATATTCAGCTGCTACTTGTATTAAAGTTGCAACTGATACTTGGTATGTTGTCGGGGATATTGGCTAATGACTTTACTCGGGATTATAGCTTCATCTCGACCTGCAAAACCCGTCGTAACAGGTGGAACACTTACAAATGACGGAACTTATTATTATAGAACCTTTACGTCTAGTAGTAGTTTAACTGTTAATAATTCTCCTTTAACCGCAGATGTCTTAGTCATAGCCGGTGGTGGAGCTGGTTCTAAATGGCCATCAGGCGGTAGAAATGCTGCTGGTGGTGGCGCGGGGGGATTGAAATATAATGCTGCTGAAATTTTAGCTCCAGCTTCGTATACCGTAACCATTGGCGCCGGCGGAGCAGGTGGAGAATCCGGAAGCAATGGAAACAATTCTAGTTTAGGTTCAATTACTGCAACCGGCGGTGGTAGAGGTGCGAATAATTTAGTTAATCCTGGAGACGGTGGCAGCGGTGGTGGTGCTAGCGGTGGTAATCCTGATGATAGAGATGGCGGATTAGGCACCGCAGGTCAAGGAAATAATGGTGGCAGAAGTAAAGGCTCATCAACCGCATCACAGCGAGCCGGTGGCGGTGGTGGTGGCGCAGGCGCAGCAGGTGGCAATGCTGCGCTAAACGTAGGTGGTAACGGCGGAGTAGGCTCCAGCTCTTATTCATCTTGGGGTTCGGCAACATCAACAGGACAAAATTCAGGCGGAACTTATTATTATGCTGGCGGCGGTGGCGGTGGTGGATCTACCACATTAGGAACAGGTGGATTAGGTGGTGGAACTGCTGCAGTAGATAATGCTAATTCAAGCAACGGGACTGCTAATACCGGCGGTGGCTCAGGTGCTACATCCGATACCTCTGGCAATGGCGGGTCTGGTTTAGTAATTGTCCGATATTTAATGACGGCGGTGTAAAATGGCTCATTTCGCGCAGATAGACGATAACGGTTATGTTTTAAGAGTTTTGGTTGTTGATAATTCACAAGAACACCGGGGACAAGAATTTCTTGCTAATGATTTAGGTTTTGGTGGAACTTGGATACAAACTTCTTACAATTTCAATTTTAGAAAACAATACGCAGGAATTGGTTTCAAATACAATTCTGAAGCGGATGTTTTTATTTCTCATCAACCTTATCCGTCCTGGTCTTTAGATGAAAATTATGATTGGCAAGCTCCAAAACCAAAACCATTAGAAGGAGAATGGAATTGGAATGAGGATAATCAAGAATGGCAAGAAGTTTAATTAAAAATGGCAAAACTCTGCAAAGCTGGAGTTCAATTAAGGGAGCAGATTGACGATGACTATCCGGGTCGCGATCGCCGTAGCGATGGCTGGGTTGCTGACGCTCGCCATCTCGCTGAAGGTGTTTCGGATCATATCCCGGATGCTCGAGCAGGCGGAATCGTCAGAGCTATAGATATAGATTCCAACCTCAATGCCCATCCTGAAGAAGCTCACACACTCGCCAATCAAATTAGACGCTGCGCAAAGCGCGGAGATAAGCGAATTAAATACATCATTTACGATGGACGAATCGCGTCTTCAATCCTTCGATGGCGCTGGAGAAAATACAAAGGGACTAACCCTCACCGCTCGCATATTCATATCAGCTTTACGACCCTAGGCGATAAAGACGGGTCGTTTTTTCAACTCAACCCTAAGGAGACGAATGAAAGCGTTAATTGAGAAAATGAAAACTCCACAATTCAAAGAGGCTTTTAAGGATTACTGCCTAGCAGTGGTCGCTTCCGGCGTAACTCTCGGAGTGTCGTTCTTGCTTGACTTTGCTCCCGAATACGCAGTCCTAATCGGTGCTATCACAGCTCCAGCTCTACGCTGGGCAGACAAGAATTCTCCGCAGTATGGACGCAAATAACATAGCGGCCTTCGTAGCGTCCGTCCTCGGATCTATTGGCCTACTGATAGCCGGACTTCGCTACATAATAAAACTGGAGAACCTTCCGCTGATTTCGCGACTTGATAAGTTAGAATCGACCCTTGAAATTGCTTTAAGGGAAAGGGTCACAAATGGCACAAAAAAGACGCGTCGCTAAGAAGACTCCAAAGAAGCGAGCCGTTCGTCGGCCGCGCACAGTAGCCAATCCTTTCCCATCAAAACTTGAGCAACGGTTTATCGAATCCAAAGCCATATACGACGCAGCTTTAGCGGCTGGTTGGAAAGCTGACTTCGCCTTGGCTTTTGCTATGGAACGCGATTCTTGGCCGGACTGGTTCATAGATCCGGCTGACCCAATCAAGAAAATCGGTTGGGAAGACGGCGAGGAAGACGTCTAATTTACTTCCGAGAGGTCGAACTATTCGAGGCGCTAAAGGCCGAATTCCCGGATCTAACGCCACTATCAGCGACCGACCGAGCCGACGGTATAACCTCAGACGCTTACATTGAGCTAAAGTGCCGTAGAACCCACTACGACGAATTAATGATAGAACGTAAGAAGTGGGACTACTTGGCCGAAATAAGGGCTAGAACGGGCTCTAGGACGCTTTACATCAACGCTACGCCTAAAGGTGTCTACCAGTTCGACTTAGGGGCTCTACAGGCTCCACAATGGCTTTTAAAGACTCTTCCAACAAAGACGGATTTTGCCGGGTCTGAACAGATACAAAAAGAAGTCGGCTTCCTAAATTGCCGACACGCCACTCTCCTACTTGTCTAAATCTATTTAATTGCTTACCCTAGTCCAGTAAATCCATTTAAGGATTACAGAACGGGAGCAAAATGATAAATAAAGTTGCGGTAATTCGCTTTGATGCGACTGCCGGGGCTTGGACGGATGGGACAAATTGGGTTAAAGGCTCAATCATCCGTCGATACGCTAGAGAGAAGATGGG